GGAGACATGGCTGCGTTGCCCGCAAAGTCAGGAACCCTGGGAGCTGGAGCCGGAGGTTGCTTCTCAAGAAAGCCTAGGATCTTAGCTTTAGCCTCAGCCGGGTCCTCAGTGGTAATGTCGTACTGCTGACCCTTGTACTCATAAATGGGCATGGCAAGCCTTAATCAAGTTTAATTACTTTTGGCGCTGGGGCAGAAGATCCACCTCCAAATAAGGTCCCAAGTCTATCCAAGAATCCCGGCTCTACCACTGGCTTGGGCTGAAAAGATTCAAACGTCGGTAATGTGATTGGTTTATCTGGGACTAAGCCAGCCCGTTTATAAGCATCCTCACGATACTTGTCTCTAATTTCTCGGTAATATTTGCCAACTGGAGAATCCAATTCTTCAGCAGAAAGGCCTGCAATCCTTTTTGTAACTTCTGCAAAATCAGAGCCTGGCTTATTTAAATTTTGCTCAACTCTTGCAGCTATTTTTTGATCAGCAGTAGGCCTTGATTCATTAAGCGCCTCCAGCTGCGCCTTGTGAAGAGCCAACTCAGATTTCTTTGTTGCCTCCATCACAATTAATTTTTGACGCTCAATATCTCTTTGGGACAAATGATTAGCTTTCATCTCTTCCAATTTTGCAAGTTCCAATTTTGCAACATCTGCGTAATGGGCGGCAGTTTGTTGATTTGCCTCTCGTCTTAGTTGAAGCTCGGATTGTTGGTACGCTCCGGTTTGTTTCATTAGCTCTTCTTTACCAAGCAAATCAAGACCCTTCTCAGCGGCACCAAGTTGGAGAGTGTTTTTGCGAGCCACTCTTTCGGCAATGGCTTTCTGATAATTTGCAGCATCAGTGACGCGGCCTTCAATCTGCGCTTTTGCATAAGCTTGGCGTAGCGCCTCAATGTCAGCATCCAGTTTGCCAACTTCAATTTCTTGCTGGCGCTCCAATGCCTGTTGAGCTTGTATACGTTTAACATCTTCCTCGGTAAACTTGCTATACGACTTACCAAATCCGCCCATTGCTTCACCAAAGCCTGAACCCTTTTGGCCACGAGTAGCTTCTCCGGCGGCAATCAAAGCATTGGCTAAGCCAGCAAGACCCATACGCCCTTGGCCTTCTTTGAATTGAGCTTTACCAGCCTCATTTTGTGCCTTCAGTTTTGTAGACAATGAGGCTAACTCGGAGCCTGGAATTTTGTTTACTAACGTAGCCAGCTCTGGATTCTTATCTAAAATTTCCTTGCGGATAACCTCTGGGTCTTTAGGCATAGGCTCTTCCATCTCTCCTGTAATTGCCTTAGAGATGAGGTCTGCTGCCGGAGCTTTTAAAGCCGCAAGACCGGATAGTGATGATTGATATGCAGGGGCGGCAACTTGCGGTACAGAGGCCGTTCCTTGAGGGGCGACCTGGGCAGGAATCTGTTGCGAGGCTTTAAATTGAGCAGCTGCTTCAGCTTCACCAGCCCGGTCATCCTCGGGAATAAGCTCCCCACCCGGACCACGAACAAGCTTGCCGGAAGCAAATGCAACAATGCCTCCTGGGGCATAGTGGAACATATCATCGCGCACAGGCAATTCTGCTAACCCGCCACCAGCCATACCAGGCGCTTGAGGTGCGGCCTGAGGAGTGGCTTGCTGGGCCATTTGTGCAGCCGGCAATTGAGCAATACCTTGTGGGCCTTGAGGCATTCCCTGAGGAGCCTGCGGCATACCTTGTGGCATTTGCGGTGCCTGGAATTGAGACTCTAACTTTTCTTTAACAGACTGAGTAGGCGGCTCTGCCCGGCGCTGCTCTGCTGTTTTGCGGCGATTAAGTTCACCAAGAGCCATGTAAGGTGGGACCTCTGGATTCTGCCCATTTGCATAGGACATGATCACCTGGGTGGGCAGACCTTTAAGCTCGTCTTGAATTTGTATCAGATTCATTTTGAATACCCTTATGGACCTAAATCAAGCCCCAATTTCTTTAAGAGCGAACCAACATCTTTATAACCAAGCGCGGCTGCGACAGAAGCACCGCCTCCCAGGGAAGCCAATAGAGAACCCATGCCAGTTAAGCCTCCAGGCGTATTTGATACAGAGGATACGGGCAAGCCGGAAATCATGTCACGCTGAAATTGAACTTGCTGGAATGGGTATTGGCGTTGCTTCTCAAACTCAGCTTGGTCAGCGGCCACACCCTCTGCTGTGATGCCACGCTGAGTCTTGCCCTGCTCAGCAATTAAATCAGCCAAAGTCTTAGCTTGGTTTTGCTCTGTATTGAACTGGCCCATAGCCTTGTCATAGGCATTAGAGTAACCCGCGCCGACGGTCCTGTTTTGCTCTTGCATCAAGTTACGCTGAAGCTCAGAATCCATAATGGCTTGACGGCTACCGCCAAACGCACCAGCCCCAGCACTCTTACCAGCGTTACCCATCTGGGTAATTTCAGACTGCCTACGCAATTCCTCTAATTGAGGGTTTAGCACAGACTGTAAGTACGGGTTCATGTACTGAGCCGCCATGCCTGGCGTAGCAGTATCTCCACCGGTAGTTGCTCCGCTGGCGTTGTACTGAGGTAATTGATAGGCTCCGGTAGAGCTAAAGCTTTGGCCAAGATTGGTTGGGAAAGCTAATGAACCAATCCCGGTAAACGCTTTGTTCTGGAGATCAGAAGCTCCAGCGGTTAGCGGACCTTGATAGGTCTGGTAGGGAGTATTTGATAAGGCCTGAGCCTGGCTCAAATAATTGGTAATGTATGGAGACGCCCAATCTGATAGACCTTGGGCATTCGTGCCGCCGGTAGTTAGATTGTTATCTAGCGCTGATGGTGAAGTAATAGGATTAGCCATGATAGTTCCTTATGCCGGCAAATATTTTGCTGCTTTTGTATTCGCCGCTACATTTTTTGTTTTGCGACGAACTTTTTGTACTCGGGCCATCATCTCATACAAGCGTTTGGCGCCCGCATCTGTAGAGCCGTTTCCTAGTTCAGAAACAATTCTTGCTGGTATAACAAACTCGCCATTAGCTAAGCGGGCTGGTTGTTTGTTGCCAATCATAGCAGGAATGTCATCTGAAACACCATCTCCTGGGCCACGTAATAGCCTTCCGCCATCAGAGTAGGAGCCTAGGTTATACCCACCTTGAGCCAGCGCAGTGATACCACCATGAGCAAATCCACCGCCAGCATCACGGCTACCCCATCCTCCATTTTCTCCGCCGTTGGTGGCAACGCCGCCATCACCACCATAACCACCGAAGCCCCTTGAACCTTCTCTGCTTGCATCAAATGCAGCAATTTCTCGCACTATTTGATTTGCACGTTCTTGTGCGGCTTGTTCTGCCATCCTAATTCCAGTTGCGCCTTCGTTCCCATAATTAGGATTAAAATCGACAATGTCTGGCCCAGGCGCTTCTGGACCAAAAACAGGATTTTTAAAGAGACCAGCTAATCTACTTGACTCAGCGGCAGCCTCGGGGGATAAGTTATCAGATGCCACACCCGGTGCTACTTGTAGAGATGGTGAATCTAGCCTTACTGTGGGGAAAAAAGTTCTAGGTGCATCACTAAGTTGATTGGCCTGTGCAACATCGTAAGAGTTTTTTAGGAGTGCTTGTCTTTCTGCGGTTTCTTGATTAGCTCTTGCTGCATCTGATAACTCAGTTTTGGTAAAGCCTTGCATAAGGTTGCTCGCCGCAGGGGCTGCCGCCGTTTGTTCAGCTTGTGGAGCCTTCATGTACGCCGGCATACTTAATCCAGGCTGCATTAAGTTTGGCTTAGATTCATTTTGAGCCATGCTTTGAATAGCTTGCTGGGCATCCCTGATGTATGGGTTGTCTTTATACAAAGCTGCAATTCCTTGTATTTCCTTTGACCCAGGTAAGGCTTGAGTCGTGGCCATTTTGTAGCCAGTAGAAGGGTTAATGCCTTGCGCCTCTTGCATCCAAGCATTCCATTGATTAGGCGCTAAATTTTTTTGCAGCATTCCAATGCCGGTTAATGCGCCCCAAGCTTCTTGAAACGTGTTGCTAAGCTTCCCAGCTCTAGGGTTATCCGCATAATATGAGGCGCGTTGTGCTGGAGTTAAGTTGGCCCAAGCTTTAGGATCTGCTGCAGCCTCTCGTTGCTCCGCACTCATACCTCTACTTTGTTTCCTCAGCAACTCTTCTTCCGTTTCTCCGCCTGTGGCCAAAGAAGTGATACCACCTTGAGCAAAACCGCTACCACTAAACCCCATGCCATCACGCGCAGATTTTCCCTCGGCACTACCGCCGCCGCTAGTATTAAAGCCGCCATCTCCTCCGCTATAACCGCCGTAATGACTACGAGATTCCTGTATTGCGGCGTTTTCCGCTGCTGCCGCTTGCGCATCTGCCCTTACTGCTGCATCTGCTCTATCTTGTTGGGATAGGACATTTGCTTCAGCCTGCCTAATACCAACTTTACCCTCGTGACCATAGTTGGGATCAACATTTCTAGCCAAAGCATTGGATACGTAATTTAAATACCCGGTATCTTTTAACCCAGTTACAGGATTTACGGGGTCACCCAAGTTGCCAAGATATGCGGCCAGTCTATTTGCATAAGATGCCGCACCCGTGGTGACGCCACTGTCTCCATAGATGTCAGTAGTGGCTCCAGTAAAACCAGTGCCATAGGGATTGGTTGAAAATTCGGGACGGTTTCCACCTCGGGAGACTTGATTTAACAATTCATCAATTGCTGTTTTCTTTGTGTCTTCTCCTGGCAAGGCGCCGCTAGTAGTCAATGGCTTATATACCAATGGGGAAAAATAAGTAATACCACCTTGGCCTGGGCGGTATGATGGATCAGACATCTTTGTCATGTAATCCGTCTGTGTTCTCTCGGCAGTTAATCCGCCAATGTCGTATCGCTGGTTCATCATTAAACCTCCATCTGCTGCTGTTTGAACGTAACTTGGATAAGCACTTTTTTTCTTGGCCGGCATGTCATAAGGCAGCCGACTATTGTCAGAATCTAGTTTTGGAATTGGTACATCTTTTGGCTGGTTCTGGCTATTGATCATCTCCAACATAGCCATGAGCTTAGCCATCTCATTTGGATCAGATTGTTTAGCCTGCTCGGAATCTTTTCCTAAAAGATCTTTACCTTTTTTAAGAATATCCTTGGCCGTCATGCCGCTGGTGGGAAAGTCTGATGCCGCTCCAGCCCCAATGTTGGCAGGATTAAACAATCCAGACTCTGCTGCTGACGCATTAAAACCATACCCTGGAGTACCCATGCCGGCTTCAATTGCGGCAGGAGTTAGATGCATAACTTCAGGCGCAGCCGCTAGTACAGCATCTCCAGGCAGCGCCGCAGCCAACGCAGCATCACCCGGCAGTGCAGATGACGCAAGAGAGGCAACAGTTGGAGCGCCTAAGAAATACATTCCCGCTGCAGCAGTAGCAGCTAGTCCTAATGGACTATGAAGAATGTCCCCAATAACATTCCCAACAGGACGTAGTACATCACCGATAAAGTTACCAACACCCTTTAAGCCGTCAGCAATGTCATCAAACAAACCAAATTCTGGCAATCCAGTGGCCGGGTTGAGCGTGCCAATGCCACCCTTAGATTGCAATAACTCTGCTTCTTTAGGACTAATGTGAGCCAGGATGGTGTCTTTACCACGGCCCTGGTCCTTCATGTGCTGGGCTACATCTGCAATACCACCAGCCGCCATACCCTCCCGAGACTTTTGAGCATGGGCAACGGTTAAGGCAAATACAGATAAGAATTTGGGATCGTACTCATCAGGAAATACGCCTTCTGGAATTGAGCCCTTTTGCTCAAGCTTGGCCATTAACTCTTTGTATTTGGCTTTGTGCGCCTTAAGGTACTGGGTAAGCTGCAACAGTAAATCAAGCGTCTTATCGTCCAGCTTGCTCAACATGGGAGCAATGTTGTCCAAAGCCTTGTTCACAGCTTGTGATGCTTGAGGATCATCTTTCCCCATCTTTTGCTGCATTGCACCATAGGACTCATCCAGGCTTTGTGGCCTGGAGAGAGATTTAATTCCCTGGTTATTCATGTTTTTACCTTCAAAACGTTACTAGCCGAGGTGTCGTAGTATATATCCCCTACCCTCAAATTGGCTAAATCTGCTTGTGTTGGAAGGCTTGGTGTTGTTGAAGTTCCCGTTGGGAAAAAACTTAACCCCGCCACGATATCTGTACCGTTGCGCTGTGTACTTGCCACCATCGGCCCTGCATTATCTAGCTGGTTAAAGTACAGCCGCAATATATTGGTTAGCTGATTTATAAGCGCAGGATCATAGGTGTCGCCTATTGCAGCAGGTAGTTTGGGGGCAGTTACATTTTTTTGTGCCATATCAACGCCTGCCGTCCGGCCTAGTGTCAATACGGGGAGCGCCAAGCTGCCACTGCGTACCAAGGGTGTTGGAGGTGATCTGCATCTGCATCTGGCGACCACGAACCCGGATATACACCTGTCCTGTAAATTCATCGACGTTAATGGCTGCGGGTACAGGCCCAGTATGCGTAACCCCAGCATTACCTGTCTGCGTAATACCAGAGCCGGAGTTGTTTAAACCCTGTAGGTACATAGTCACAGCAGGAGTTGTGCCTGCGGTAGAACCACTAAATGTCAAGTCGGGGATCATGCGGTACACAAAGGCAAAGTTATGCCCATCCCCAATATCGTATTGAGATGATGTTATGGATGCGCTGATAGCGGTAGCCGGGATTGTGATTCCGTCATCTACGCCGTTTTCATGTTCAACAATGTTATAGCTGTAGGTAGCTGCAAGTGGGAAATTGCGTAGCCCTGTATCCAGCCATGCAGTACGCGCCATTGAGCCGTAGTACCAATTATCTTCAAGGTAGTTATATATAACGTACCTATCTATTGTGTTGCTACTTTCTGAGCAATAGAACCACCAGACCTCATTAAAACCTTCATTGGTGCTACCAAAAACTTGTTCGGCTTGAGTCAAGTTTATATTGTTGTAGATATATCGAAGCAAATCACAACGCAGGGTTTGCACCCGACCATCGTATTTGTAGAACTTATCTACCCCCATCCAGTAGCTAATACCAGAAGCCATTACCGCCGCATTAGGGCCAATGATGGAAACGTTATCTGCAAGTAGTTGCGTACCCCAGACATACGGAGGGCCAAGGTACTGCAAAGAATACAAGGATGAGTCTGTCCACACCACAATCTCTTGGCGGCTTTGTAGGGTAGTGATAATCTCAGAACCGTGGGACAAGCGCACACTACCTGCCTGATTGGTGATTGCTGGATACCATGTGGTCAAAGACTCCTGATCCGACCAGCGGATAAGCATGGGGTCAAGTGTTGTACTGCCGTAGTCGTTTGTGCCAAACACAATCAGGAACCGGCTGGCATCAGATATCGTAAATGTGTTTTGGTACAGCGGCACATACGCATCTGCACCGGGCAAGGTGGAGAGCAACGCACCCCTAGAGGAAACAGCTTGTGTACCTGATCCAGCAGAAGAAGTGTTAATGAGCGCCCCAGTTGTGGTAAGGGACAAATTAAACGTACTAGAAGATAAGTACCTTACGTAATAAGTGGTTCCCGGCGTTAATCCTGTTGGTAATGCGCCGGTTGTAGTAAACGTAATCGGAGTTAAATCTGCAAGACCCAAGCTGCATGAAACAATGCAAGGAGAAGCATTAGATATAGTAACTGTTGTCCCTGTAAGGCCAAAAGTTGCATCCCAGTAATACAGGGGGAATCCACGGGGGCCGTAGACTAAATTCTGGCCCCAGTTCAGTTGGTTCCAAATGCGTAGACCTGTGGCTGATATTGTTACTGGCCCACCGTTACCCCACGTTCCGGCATTCCATGCTCCTGCGCCCCAGCCTTCAGTTGGTATATATGTACTAGAGCCAGTGGTAATTTGGTAAACAGCGTAAACCGTGCCACCCCCCGTTGTAGAAGATGAAGCTGTACCCGAGACAAGGATGGAGTATGTTGTAGAGGATATGAAGGTGAGTTGATACTCACCTGACACCGTAACTCCACCTACAGCAGAAGCGCCGTAGAAAGTAACATAATCCCCGTTAACAAACCCCGGAGTAGCCGTTACTGTTACCGTGGTATACCCACCAGAGTTGGTTGCTGTATTAGTGGTAAAGGGGTTAGTCAGGGTGTCCGACGCTCTAATTGGTGTTACATCGTAATAAGCCCCGCCATTTTCAATGTAGAACTTGGAAGAAGTCCCAACGCCAAGCAAATTTTTACCAGCTAGGGTTACCCAATTCCATAGAGAGCGGCAGACACCTAAAAATGTATTGCCAGAAATTTGTAGCCAGCCGCCAATTTTCTCGGGCGTGCCTTGGCGAAAACGTACCTTGTCGGACTCATACCATCCCCCCTCATTGGTATACCGAGTGTTTTCCCGGTTAACCCCCGGTTTGAGCAGTAGTTTCTGTAAAGGCATACGTTAATCCAGTAATCGGCATTCCGCAGTTCTGCGTTTAACTAACCCCGGCAATACTCGTCCACCACCTTTTGTCCAGAGCATAAGCTGCTGCTTTGCACCCTCCCAATCCTGCGCATTTATTCTGCGCTTGAGGGTGCTGGTCTGTAAACGTCCCGTGCCTAAATTGTAGGCGAAGTCCACGATGGCGTTGCACTTTTTCTCGTCGGTCAATAAGACCGGGCATTGGCGCAATACAGCCGGTAAGTAGGTGTGGTGAAGTTCTTGCAGTAGCAACAAAGTTGCGTCCGGCTCGGACATAGGCGCATCTGTCAATGCCACCTTACGCCCGTCGGCGTAATAAGTGCTTCCAAAACCAATCGTGGCGACACCTGCCGGGCATAAATAGGGTTTACCCCTATACCCCTCAAACTGCTTGCACAACGCTGCGGCAATGTCTAGCTTCATAGCCCACGCTTGGCCAGGGTACGGTCTAGGAACCAGTAGTTCAAGGTGCCTGATACCAAGGCCGCAAAGTCAGCGGACATGATCAGCTTAAACACTGCCTCTGGTGGTGCGCCAGCCGCCCACGCAGTCCATGCAAACCAGATGTGCGCGAAACTCCACAGCATCAAAATCCAGTAGGTTGCCACTGGACGAACCGAGGCGGACAGGCTTGCGGCCCAACCACCGGCAGCTTTCACCATTTCGGTCTGCTGCTCAACGGCGGAGTTGAACGCATCCATCACGCCAGCATCCACCGTAGCCTCGCGCTGCGCTCCAATCTCAGCCAGCTTTTGCTGACCGCGCAACTGCTCCAACTGGCACTGTTGGCTGAACATTAACAGCTCATGCCCCCGCTCGTTCTTCTTGTCCATCCATTTCAGGACTTCAGGAGCCAAACGAAACACACCCCCTAATAGGGAGCCAAGGATACCGCCGCCAAGTAAATCAAACATATCAGTCCTTTTTGCAGGGAGGAACATTATCCTCGTCATGGGAGAGTTTTACACCAGCCAGCAGGCCAATAAAGCCGCCAATGATGGTTTGGAATGCTGGGGACAGCAGTTTAAATATCTCGCTGTTATCCACTTCTTTTGACCACAAACCAAGCAAGAATGCTGAAACCATGCCAATTACAGATAGGCATAAGGTGGCGCTAACCATAAGCGTCACGGCAAAGGTAAGTCTAGCCTTGATGTTGTCGTTCACTTTTTCCTCACTTTTTCTATGATCTTTGCGCGTAGCAAAGGACTGTCTGATGTGCCTGCCCACTCCGGCAAGGCGTTCCAAATATTTACGTAATCGTCCGAACTGCATGGGTTCTCATCCAACCATTGCAGCATAGCCTTGTGACGCTCTGCTGGGTCGTGGGTTGTTAAACCTATGACGTAAAGTTCTTGCACCGCGCAACTTGATTGCTTTTTGGGCAGAGGCGGTGGTGTCTTGCTCAAAATCAGCTTGTCCTGTGCAAGTGATACCGTTACCAGCATCAAAAAAACCAGAAACAAACGCATACATAGGGAGTTTCCTAATTTACTGTACTTGCAAAAATATTAGTAAATACCGTGCCATCTTCCAACGCTTCAATTTCGTGCGGTATGTCCGCAGGAAGATCAAGTGGCTTTGTTCCCGGCTCCATAATAATCTCCCGACCTTTAACGCGAACTACACAAGAACCGGCGTGGCATACAGTAGCATGTTTAAAGTCATGTTCATGCATAGGAAGCCCCTCACCCTGCTTTGCATGGTAAACACCCATTGTCATCCCAACGTAGTGGAATATATGGGTTGCGGGTATTACGTTCATATCGACGCTAGACCTGTGTCAACCCATTATCAGGAGGAGGGGCTTGTACTAATGCTTGAATTTCATTGAATCCCGTAGCAGCAGCAACTTCTGCTTTACGTTCCAAAAGCCACACAGGAGCGCGGCGTTGAATTTCTTCTGCAAGCGCATCTCCAGTTAAAAATGCGCCATCAACTACAGGTACGTCGATTGCGTATGTGGCGATGTCTTCACCAGCGTTACTGTACGTTACTTGAATTTGCCCGATAGTTGCATCGGCAGCAATAATACGATAGTCCATTAAGATTGACCTCCACCAGTTGTGCCGCCAGTAATACCAGCGCCAGCATTAACAAAAGATTTACCAACTAAACAAGCGCCAGCAGCCCCGCCGCCTCCAGCAGAGCTATATCCTGAACCACCACCTGTAGCTGTTACTCCGGCAGCACCAACAGAACCTAAAGCCCCACCAGCACCACCGTTACCAGCAAAGCCAGAGGCAGTGCCAGTTCCACCTGATCCATTAGCAGCACTTGTTCCAGAAGTTCCTGAGCCACCTTGATTATTTGCGCCCCCAGCTCCAGCAGCTACGCCGCCACTAGCCCCAGAACCGCCGTTATTACCTCTTCCTCCGCCGCCTCCGCTACCTGAAGCAGCAAATGGTGCGCATAAAACTGACCCTTGCCATGAGTTTCCGCCCCCGCCACCACCTCCGCCACCGCCACAAGTGCCCGTGTTAGTCCACGTAACAGCCCGTGCAATAGATACTGCTGGGCCACCAGCACTTCCTGCTGTTCCGTTTGTAACCGAAGTTGGGTAAGTGGCATTACCGCCAGCACCACCGTTTCCACCAGCGCCAATAACAGTGCCTGCGTTAGTTACAGTTACGGTATCACCAGCAGCCCAAGATGTATTTACCGTAAATGCATAAGAGCCTGTAGAGGATGACCCAACTACAACACCGGAATTAATTACAAAAGTAACATCTGTATTACCAGACACATACCCAGAAACTTTTGCCGTGTTTGCAAGGTAGTTTTGAGTACTGGCGCTAATAGTTACCGTAGCGGTAAGCCTACCCCCGCCAGCGCCTACAAGTAATTGTTGCGGTGCGCCCATGTTATGTCAGCCCAGAACCTGTAATGACCCAAGTCGTACTGGTCATCTTGACAGCAGTTGCGACTCCATATTGAGCCAAGGTTCTACTGCCCGTTGTACCTGTACCGCCTAGATAAAGCGTATCTGTTGTAATGGCGATGGTAACTGCGTTTGTAGACATGTTGATGAACGTCACAGCAGTACCAATTGCATATGCAACAGAGCCGTTAGCCGGGATTGTGTAAGTAGCCACCGCCGCCGCAGCAGCGTGGTATATGTGTTTGCCTGCATCTCCCGCTACAAGCGTGTAGCTGCCTGTCTGCGCATTTTGTGGGACGTTAATGTATCCAACCCCATTTGTACCGTCTACCGTAGTGCTGCTCAAAGTTCCTGAAGATGGAGTGCCTAGCGCACCGCCATTAACAACAACCGATCCTGCTGTGCCTACATTTACACCAAGCGCAGTGACAACTCCTGTTCCAACTCCAGTTGAATTGGATAAAGCAGTCGATACGATTTTTACGTAGTCGGTTCCGTTCCAGGCAACAATTGCTTTTTCACCGTCAACAAGTGTGATGCCGGTTGTTGGAGTTACGCCGCGCACTGTTAGTAAGAATCCACCTGTAGCGGCGCTGTTGTTAATGATGTAATACCTACTAGATGCAGGTACATTTAAATTACGGGCTGCTGTTTTAGCACCTGTAATATTGAGGATAGCGTATTGCGCAGTGGTTGAGCCGATGTTGGTTGCTGAACTTGTACCCTGAGTATTGGCTAAGGTAACGTCTGCTGTGGTAATGGCAATCGACAGACCGCCCGCAATAGCGATGTCTAGGTAGGCAGTAATGCTGTTGTTTACATCATCGCCCCATGTACCAGACTCAGTGCCGGTTACCGGCTGACCAAGGGCTAGGTTGGTTGTGTAATTGACTGTCATAGGACTTCTTTCCAAGAAATAGTTTGCTCATCCCACTGGTAACTTTTGTCATCACTAGGGTATTGTATCGGAGGATGCCATTGGCATGTCTGTTCGTCAAGTGTCCAGCTTAGGTATGGCTGTGGCGGGATAAACGCATCCCTGTTTGGATCGTAGTTGTACCCAATCCCCGCGTAATTCTTACGAAATGGCGTGCCGCCCAACAAATGTTGTCCAGCTTGTGTGTTGTAGCTGGTCTTCTTCCAGACCGTACCAGTTGTTTCCGCATAGATAGCCTCGCCGTCCAAAGGCTCGTCAACACCCACAATTACTTGCGTAACCACGTTGTTTTCATCAAGTTCTGCAAAGTGTGCCATATTGTTTACCAAGTAATAGTCCCCGTACCAGCGGTAATTCTGTATATCTTATATCCAGCCCTAGACGCAGTATCAGGGGTAATGTTTCCTGCGCTGCCGTTAATAGTCAAGCCAGCACTTGCAGCAGTTGCGCTGGGGTAAGAACTTAAATAAGCAATAATAACTACGCCAGAGCCGCCATTAGCTCCTGTTGCATTAATGTAACCAGCACCACCCCCGCCACCGCCAAGGTTTGCTGTTCCCGCTACACCAGCTACATTAAGACCGCCAGCACCGCCACCACCAGTACCTCCAGCGCCGGGGGAGCCACTTATAACTCCACCACCTCCGCCGCCACCATAAAGTATTGCTGAACCCATTATGGTTTTAGAAGAGCCTGCACCACCAGTGCCACCAGAAGCGCCAGCAACACCATTAGCGCCTGTGCCACCACCACCACCACCAGTGTAATTTCCAGAATTTATACCCGCAGCGCCGTCATAGCCTTGCCTTGGTGGGCCAGCAGCTCCAGTTCCCGGAGAAATATTGTTGTATGTACCCCCACTACCGCAACCGCCAGAGTTTGATGCTGCTGCTGTTGCTTGATACGCTTTTGCACTGCCACCGCCTAATGCAGTTATTGTAGTAAGCCCTGTGCCAGAAATTACCGAATTTGAACCATTAGAAGCAACATTACCCAAACCAGCCGCTGTTCCTGTTGCTCCTGCGCCAACCGTAAATGTGTAAGCTGTGCCAAAATTTAAATTTTCAGTTGATGCCAATAAACCCCCTGCTCCGCCACCACCGTTACCAATATTGCCTGAGTTTCCGCAAGTACCAGCACCGCCACCAGCAAGTACTAAATATTCTATTGGAATAAATAAAAGGGGCCATGTTCCGGCTTTTAACGCCTGCAAAACAGTAGCAATTTTCCAAACGCCTTTGGCGCTAGACGTTGTTGTCGGTTGCGCCGTTGACGACAGAATGGAGCCTCGGTATCTAGTAGCCATTTTTGTTTACCAAGAAATAGCGCCAGTACCGGCAGTGAATCTGTACACCTTGTAACCAGTACGGTATGTTGTATTTGGCGTAGTGTTGCCTGCGCTGCCGTTGCAAGTCAGCCCTGCGGCTACAGAAGAAAGATTAGCGTATGTGTTGGGGTAGGCAATAACTAATATTCCAGAGCCACCAGTACCGCCTACTGCGGACGCGCCACCGCCACCACCACCACCACCTTGGTTAACGCCGCCTGCGGATGTATTAGTGCCAGTTACTCCACCACCTCCACCACCTAAACCGCCGAGAGTTGTGCCTGTGTTTCGAGTCCAACCACCACCACCGCCAGCATAGTAAACGCCAGTGCTTGTGATTGCGGTTCCAGTTAACGTAGTAGTAGTAGCCTTGTTCATGGTGTAAGTACCAGTGCCGCCTGTACCTGTTCCCAAAGCGGTAATAACTGTTCCTGCGGGAACACCTGATCCGGTTATTTGCGTACCAATACCTATAACACCAGCAGAAACGGCAGTGATATTTATGCTTGTGCTAGTGCTTGTGTTAGCAGTCCCAGCAAAATTTGTAGTGATAGTGCTTAACAGTCCTACGCCGCCAATACCCGTAGAGTTTGTGCCGCCTGCACCAACACCACCTTGACCACCACCACCGCCGCCAAAGTTGCTGTTTGAATCTCCAGCACCACCATTCCTACCTTGGCCTGCTGTTCCAGTTCCACCAGCAAATCCGCCTAAATAAGCAGCACCGCCTCCAGAGCCACCTGAAGCCCCGGCTTTACTAAGATCAATACCACCACCACCACCAGCTATTGCGGGGCTAGAGCCTGATGCTGAGAATACCGAATTGTTGCCGTTTCCATTTGCAGCAGTTGTATTAGATGATGCTGATGTTCCACCGGCCCCAATGGTTACCGTGTAGCTTGTGGCAGGAACAACATTTAACGAAGTAGATGAAACCACACCGCCAGCACCGCCGCCGCCACTATATTGATAGCCTCCAGAGCCACCACCAGCAATTAATAAAAATTCAATTGGGATAGCTAAAGTAACCCATGTAGACGCTTTTTGCGCCTGCATCACATCACTGGTAGTCCAAATGCCTTTGGCGCTAGAAGTTGATGTAGGCTGTTCTGTCGATGAAAGAACAGACCCCTTGTATTGCGTGGACATTAGGTAATTGCTTCAAACGACGACGTTAACTCAATTGCGCTTGCCGTTCCAACAGTTACCACAATAGATTGCGCTTCACCCAAATAGAACGCCGTGCTTTTGTCCACGATCACGATAGAAGCGTTTACTGGCACAGGAACTTGGTAAATTAGGCGGTAGTTTGTACCAGCGCCAGCCGCCGCGCTATTGATCGCAACGGTCACAGTGGCGTTACTAGCGGTGACATTAGACGCAACAATGTTGTTAACTTTATTGACAGTACCGGCAGCAGGCGTAAGTGCAGTCCAAGTCGTAGCCGATGTGGTGCTTGGGATTAAGTAGTTTGTACTTCCGTAGATGGAAGTTACGTTAACGATATTTGGGTTTGCCATATTTATTCCTTAGTATCCAAAAACCATTGCCATAATTATTGCTTTACCTTCTGGCACGGATACGGAAGCCGGGTAAGTAACAAATGCATTTTTTGTACCCGCTGAGAAATTTACTAGCGATCCTGAATTACTAGAAGAAAGTACAGTGGTTCTGGATAAAGTTGTACCTGACGATGTGTACGTCCCAATACCGACCTCCCACTCTGTACCTCCAGCAATGGTGTAGTAGGTGGAGTTGCCATCCCCAACGGCAGCAAAGGTTTGATAGCCCGTTACGGCTCCGGCAAGCGTAACAGTGCCTGTACCCGTCGTTGCGGTAGTCTCTTGAACCCGATCAGCTAAGACAAGTGCCATTTAAACCTCTATGTTGCGCTGTTAATCAACACCCATCCTGCGGCCTGACTATCTTCAATTGTAGACCAGCCGGGGGTCTGTGTGCTGTTAATATTAATCCAGTTTGCGGTTTCGCTGTTATCAATTAACTGCCAATATACAGGAACAATAGTTCCAACAGAGCCAGCCGCAGACACTCCGGTCAGGGCCAATGTCCTGTTGCCTACACTCACGCTGCCAGCAGAGGCTTGCGCTGCCGTACTGGTCAGATCAAAACCAAACCCAAACTCAACAGAACCTACATTACCTTCCGCAGTAAGCGGGCTAAGGGGTACAGACAAATACCCCGCTTCTCCTGCTGCCTCAACACCGAGTATTTCAACTTGTGTGCTTGGGCTTACAGTTTCAGTCGCTCCAATTGCGGCATTCCCGGTAATGCCAATACTAATTCCTTTGTCAGAAACCGTACCAACCGCGCCATCCGCAAAAACACCTGTTACGGCGTTAGTATTACTTAAAGCAAACGCGCCGAGTAAACCGCTTGCAGTAGTGCCTGTAAGGTTAACTGTCCGGCTGCTAGTAAGAGTCCCTGCCGAACCATCCGCAGCAACTCCTGTGATGCCAATACTAATCCCCTTATCAGAGACTGTACCAACCGCACCATCTGCAAAAACGCCGGTTACGGCATTAGTATGACTTACCCCAGTAGTTCCTGCGCTACCAGTGGCTTCATCTCCAATAACTGCGCCTACATTGCTTGGCGTTAGCGCACCAACTGTACCGGCAGCACCTACACCTGTTAAAGCAACTACAGTTCCAGTAAAGCCGCCCCAAGGGTCAGAACCCCAAGTGCCATATCCCCACGTACCGGAAGTTGGTACTATGGCGGTATCGCCAGTAGCGCCAAAAGGCGCTCCAGCAAAAGGGGTTATACCAAACATGGCCTACGGCTTTACGCCGCCCCGCTATTAGGTTGTTGCCAAACGCAACAAAGCAGTCGTAGTGGTGTTGGACGGCATGGTCAACGTAAATGTTCCAGCAGTGATTGTCTGCGAACCAAACGTGTGAACACTGATTGCCTTATTACTCTGCGTTGAGTTGTACAACAAAACACAATCAAAAGCTGTAGCCAATGTAACCGATGTATATACAAAAGATGCAGAAGGAGTCCAGTAACCCACGCCAGCCGTTGCTGAGGAATTGGTGGACGTTGGCGCAGTAGCATTAGTGACCGTTACGCCGCCTGCTGTGTAGCCCGTACCAGTAACTTCACCGGTAGTTGAATACACAGTAGTGGCAGCATTAATCGTAGCCGAAGCGAGGAACAATGCCGCTTTCAAGGTGTCCGTAGTAGGAGCGGTTAAGCTGCCACGGGAAACAATAGTAGAAGCACCAAGTTGGTGTTGGCCTAGCATCAGTTCACTAAGGAACGAAGTAGCCATGCTCTGTGTGTTTGCCATAATATTTCCTTAGAAAGATGCGGTATCGCCACCGGCAAAGGTAGGCACTTTTTTCAACGTAACATGCACTGATCGGTGAACCAACTCTTCATCAAGCCAGTACTCAATCCATGTGGTTAGCTCGTTTTCGTTATCGACTGTACCTTCCCGCTTCTCAAGCAGGGAATCATCCATGTCGCCTTTGGTGGTAGTAACGATCAATTTGAACTCCTGATAAGCGCAGTAGTTGAAGTGTTTGCTGGCATGGTGATTGTAAACGTGGTGGTCGAAGTTTTGTCAGACCCAAAGTCTAGAACCGCAATCGACTTGTTACCTTGCGTAACGTTGTAAATCAAAGCGCATCGGGCGGTCAAAGCAGCCGTCCAAGACACATTGCTCCAGTTTACATAGGCCACATAGCCAGATGAACTGATAGCTACCCCAGTCAAGGCCTGCCCACCTGCCGTGTAGCCTGTACCCGAGACTTCATTGGTTGCGCTGTAAACAGTTGTGTCTTCGTTTAAGTTTGCATTACCTGTATACAGGGCTATGTAGATCGTATCCGTAGATAGATTGTGGACAGCCGTGTACAACTCTTTTTTAAAGCTAGTGGTCTGGGTTTGAAGAATAGTCATTAGCTAACCTCAACCCTAAGTTGACCGCTGCGGTATGCATCCTGGCGCTCCATTCCATCGCCCAGGCGCTTAGCCAATGCAATTGCTTCAACGTATTTTTGTTTGTAGAGTGCAACTAAATCCAACTCACCCTTCATAAAGGTATAGGCCTCTACCAAACACCCATACAGTAAGGCTGTATCAAAGTTATCACCAAGCCATGTGGTGCCGGCGGTGGTAATGGACTCTGGGTAGTAGTAGTAATGAAGCTCTGCGGAATAGGTTGCATCAGGGGTTGGGCCGAGGATAAAACTCAACTCATTGGATATAGTGCCGCTAGAAACAGTAGGCCCAAACAATGCGTAGTACTTTGGAATTCCTGTACTTGTTGGACCAGGGTACGCCTCACGCATAAAATTCACATCTTTGTTTAGTAAGAATGTGAAGTCTCCTCCACCATATGGATATACCGCTAAAGAGTATGGGGCCAAGAAGTCCTCTGGGCAAGACAGGTACTTGTTGCTTGATGTGATTGTGCCAGTCACATTTTTCCGCAATGACGGAAACTGCACCGAGTTATAGATGCGCTGCTCCGCTTGCTCAATAAAGCGGTTAATCTGAGCCGTAGACGATACAGTAGACGAGTCCGCAAGGGTAATCGTCGGAAAGTTATTTTCTGTATACGTTTGTATACTTGCAACTAATTCTTGATACGTCAAAGTGCGCCCCCTTGTAACGTGTAGCAACCCTTCGCTTTTGTTTTATGCGCGATAGCATAGCGAATGCCTGAGACACTCAATCCAAGTTGATACGCTGCCTCTGTAATAGAGTCAAATGACGTATTAAGCTCAACACAAGCAACCGGCTTTAATCTGGCAGCGATACCAATAGCCGCTACTGCTTTACCCCGTGCCGTGGCTTCTGGCGTTTGGGCAGCACGTTGAATACTTTGTACTGTTTTTGCTCGCCATTCAGGGTTTGCCCATCTTGCTTTTGCTGCTTCTGAGCGTTTGTGTTTTGTGGCCCCTGTTACCTCAATAGGCCGAAGACCCATCCCACCTTTAGAGGCGTTGTAGCCCGGTTTTAATTCCGCAATAATTGCAATTTCTGCACGGTTCAAAGCATTTGCGTCAAAAGCAACAAACACTTCCTCAACTCCAAATGCATCATGCCCAAAATCTAGCAAAGCGTTTTGAAATTTTGCTTTTCTGGCTTTGCTGCAAATAGCTGTTCTCCAATGCGCAACCCATCTTTTTTGCACGGGCTGACGAGTCTGCCCAACATACTGCTCACCAGTATGTTTGTTAGTAGCAATGTAGATTGAGCCGTAACGCATCATATTTAAGCCATCGGACCCCGTGCCATTACGCCTTTAGTCGCTGCACCAGTACCGCGAATTTTGATGCCGCTGGTTTTGGCTGGTGCTGGACGCTTATTGCTAAATCCATTTAACGTCATGTCCATGTTTGCAGGATCACTCATGTTAGGAGGTGTAACACTGGTAAATTCAGCAGGCGCTCCAGACATGGTGTGGGGCTTTGCGTAAACACTAGCTGGGCCAACTTCTTTGCCGCCCTTTTTCATGGAATAAGCCATAAATTACCCCTTTTGGTTCATAGCGCGGGACATGTTTTTACCGTACTTTTTACGGTCCATGCTAGTAGGACCACCCTTTTTTAACTTAAGAGCAGTGCCTTTTCCGCCTTTATGTTCTTGAGCATCATGCTGTTTGAACGCCTTCTTGATCATGGCCTTGTCTTGCGCCATATCCATTTTTTCTTTAGCCATCATAAACTCCTATGAAATCGTTACCGTGCCAACACTTGTGGTTCCAACCAAGTAATTAGGCGTTAAAACCGCATCAAACCCACTTGCTCCGCCTACTGGGAACCAACCCCATTGAATGTCTCTGGAGCCACCAGTGGGCGTTCCCTGGCCTCCATTGGTTAACTGTAACCCATTCAATCCAGCCGCAACATAAGTTGTGTCCGGGCGAGGCTGGTATACAGCCTGGGGATCATTAACCGGATACATCCCTAACTGTAGCTGCGGTTGATCAGGGTCCCAACATTCCTCACAAACTTTCAATTGATAGAGTTTAGTCTTAATGACTTCAATTTTCAATTGCTTTAATTTAAAACGCTGGCCACACCGATCACATTGGGCAATTGAATATTTGCCAGATGCATACGGTGAAGTCATTACATGCCACCTCCACCAATATATGACATACGAGGCGCTAAACGTAGCGTAGCTTTTTCATGGTCTTCGCCAGCGGCAAGCTTGTACTGCTCTTCATAAACAGCTTTTAGCATATCAAGCCGGCCCATTAACTCAGGCACTTTCATGGCTATATAGTACGCCAATCCAGCAGTTACAGCGGGCAAAAACCTAAAATTCATATCAGCCGTTTCTACACCTTTGCCAGCATCTTGAACGCGGCGCAGTCTGTAGTAGACAAATTGGTAAGTCTGTGAGCCATCAGGTGTTGGCCAAACCGTAACCGCAGGCAACTGGGGAACTTTAACAGCTGTTAAAGTTGTGTGAGAAGCTGCGGTTGTGTTGTTTTGGCCTCGGAAAACGCCGCCCAGGGTATTTCCAGATATGTAGGTGTAGTAGATATCTTCACTATCTACACGGATGTAACCAGATCCAGCCAAACCTACAACAGTACTTAAAGTAATGGAATCAGCCGTGGCTGTGATAGCGCCATTTAAAGTTGCAGTAGTGGGTCCAACCTCGCCAGACAAACGCTGAATCCATACTTGGATTGGCCGGCCTTGAACTAACTTGTTGGGGATAGTTGCATACGTTGATACGCTAATCCTGGTTATGCTTAAGTCGGCCTGGGTTGACGCTACGTTTGGCTGCGTCCGAATCACATGATCTAGTAGATCAATCGTATCAGTAGGCAAAGCGTAGGTGTTAAGACCCTGCGTTAGGGTAATAGTGCCAGTCTCAATGGTCCACATGTTTAGGCCGCGATTAGCCCACTCTATGGTCATCAAGTTAAGTGATCTACGCGCTGTACGTAAATCATAGCCAGAGCGCATCTCGCGCCCAGCCCGCTCCCAAGCCTCTTCAGCAAGTTCCGTAAACTCTAGATTAAAGGCTGTGGAACCGGTAGTGGACATTACGAAGCCTTCATATTGTCAATTAAGTTTGGATACGGGCGACCAGCAGCTTTGGCAGAAGCTTTAGCCTTGGCTTTTTTACTTGCGCTTAATGGCTTAGATGGGCCTAAATTTTTGGGCCGTGCTTTGTCCCAGACTTCACCACCTTTAGCATATTCCGTAAAGTCGGTGTTATCTCGGCGGGCTTTGCGCACACCTTTAGGCATTTTGGATGGGGATATATCACCCATCCCTCGGCTGGCCATCATGCTAATCTCCTAGCAAATCTTGCCACGGGTTTTGCCTTTTTTGGCAATACCATCAGCACGCGAAGAAGCAGAGCCGCCTTTAGCCATTTTCTTTACGGGTGGATTTACAAAACCACGACCTGCACCCGCAGATGGAGGAGCTTCTTCTGTTGAAGTTAAAGATTCCATATACGGCTTTTCTGCTTTAGCTGCTGCCGCATCTCTACGCATATTTTCAATTTCTTGTTTGCTGGGGCGTGCCATCATTTACTCCTTAGCAGGCTTTTCCGCCCATGTTCATTTTAATCATTTTACCTTTGGTCTTGCCTTTGGAGGCAATGCCATCAGCACTCTTATGGCCAGAAGATAATCCGCCGCCAGCCATTTTCTTAACGCCGCCGCCTTTTTTCATTCCCATCATTTGCTTTTTGTCAGAGGCCATATCAGATTTAGAGCCTTCTTGTGCGCCCTTCTTTTTAGCCATCATTGCCATAAAACCAGCGTTCATTTTAGAAGCCATAGTATCACCACCTTTAGAAAATTTGCGGCCCTTGTCCGCGCTTGCAAAATCTTTGCCCACGGACTGTGGGACTCCTACCTTCTTAGCGAACGCCGGATTGTGCGCCGCAGCATCCATGAATCTCTTTTGTTTACGGCTGGTCGCTGGCATCTTTTTTCACCAACTTCTGTACCGTATTGGTTTCCCAGATACGAATGCTTAACCAAACAATGGTCAAGATGCCACCAATAAGAGTTACCACGGGAGTCATCCATCCTAAAAAACCACCAAGGCCCATTACTACGGCAGCGCCATCAGCCATTGTTTTTGCGTCGTGTGCGTCGTTCATAAATACCTACCTTTAGTTTTGCCACGTTGGGCTATGCCATCAGCACGGCTAGATGCGCTAGACACTTTACCACCTTTGGCGTATTTATTTGTTTCTTGATTGAGGTAGTTATACCCATCAGCCGCAAGTTCTCCAGCGGCCCTTCTAGTTCCAACTTCCATACTATTATGAGCAGCGTCCATAAACGCCTGTTTATCTTTAAATATTTTTCTTTTTTCTCTCTGGATTGGAGAAAGAATGGGAAAGTCTGGATTTTTAATGCGACTGCCGCTTTCTGGAACCGCAGACCCAATTTTTGGGGCCGTAACTCTTGGTGCTGCTTTGTTTACAATTTTATTAACGCCTTTAGCAATTGCACCAGCAGCGGCTCTTCCGGGGCCAATTAAAAGCCCTTCCAAAGTAGTGTCTGGCTCAATTGCATCCCGTTCCATTTCTTTGGACGTAGGTGCGCGACGTTTCCTAGCCTCTTCGTCGTAATACTTTTCAAGGACGCTTTTATCAGCCATGTCAGCACATCCTACCTTTGGTTTTACCGCGTTGAGCTATGCCGTCTGCGCGAGAAGAAGCGCTGGATACCTTGCCGCCTTTTGCAAACCTATGCGTTAAAGTAAACCCAAGTTTTTGAGCTTTTAATGATGCATCTTGGTCAGCCATTTTAGAAGCAATTAAGTCAGCATATGCTTGTAAATCTGTATTTTTACCAAGCTTTTTATCCGCAGTTAATCTTGCGCCTGCGCCAGTAAAGTACTTGTTATTTTCAATAAAATGCGGCTGCATACCCAGCTTTAGCTTGTCTGGGTCTTCTTTGTTTATGTCTAAGTCAGCCATGTCAGCATTTCCATCTTGCTAAAGAAGCCGCCTTACGGGTAGGCTTGCCTTTTTCGTCTTTCATTGGCCCCGGCATACCAGACATACGGGCACAAAATGAGTTCTTGCGTGCGCCACCTTGAGGCTGGGGAGCTTTCAAATTACTACCTGTTGCTGCGTTGTACTTGGCGCGGCCCTTGGCAGTCAGTCCAGCCCCCTTGGAGACAGGTAGCTTCTCGCCCCGGCCTACAGAGAGAACCGGGCCTTTTTTCTTAGCCATAGAACACTACTGCGGTTGTAGTTGCTGATACCACGGCAGAGATATTGGTAGCGCACTTAATACCTTCTCCGGGGAACACCATATAGATAGACCCCGCAGCGGCTGGTGCAGTAAACGAGAACATAGCTGTGCCGCCTGTTCCATCATTTAATACAACTGTTGCGCCTGTTGAGTAACTGATGGATATACCCTTGATACGGGATGGGCCACCAAAAATAGTAGTGGTTGCCCCTGCTGCCGCCGCGCCTGACTTAACGTCTGTCTGTTGCATAACTAATCTCCTGTTATGAGGGGGCCGAAGCCCCCAAGATTAATTACTGCTCAGTGGACGACGGGAACTGAGCGCCGTCTGGGCCTTCAACAGCGTACATAATGAACACAGTTGCTGCGCCAGTAGTGAGTGCCGTGCCTGCCATTGTGTAAGTAATGAGCGCGTCGGTAGAACCAACATTGAGCCAGCCGCCGGGGGTCGTTGCATTAGCGGTCAAGTTGACTGCGCCGACGCTTGTAATAGTGCCAGTGGTAGTGAAATCTACGCCACCAATACTCAATTTAAACGTGGTCGCGGCGCTAAAAACTGTAGTGGTAACGATTGTTACGTGTGTTACTTGTGCGCCAGCGGGCAGAACAAACGCAGTGCCGGTCAATGTTCCAAATACAACGTTTGCGGATTGATTGACTACGGTTGCGCCAAGATTGCGGATGGTTCCAGCGGTAGTACCGGTGGTGTTTTTAACAGTGCCGAGCAGCCAAGGGCCGAGATGAGTTGCGAATCCCATGATAATTCCTTACATACAAGTGAAGTGCATCAATCGGTATGTCGTCAGCCGGGACTGTTTGATGCACCGGAAAGCCCGGAGTAACTGCAATATATCACAGTTTTAGTTAATTGCAAAAATAAAAAAGGCCCTTTTTGGGGGCCTTAGTTTGGGGTTTTTCACCCCAACTCCGTTTGTGATTTTTGAGTTGCCAACGGGTAACCAACTATCCTTTTAGGCGCCGGCCGAAGCGTACATGCCCAGAGGATCAGACCAGCCGAAGCTGTAACGCTCACGAGCTTTGTAACGGACGTTGCCGGTATCAAAGTCGCCGTCCATACCAGTGGACAGAGGCGTACGAACAAAGTGCTTCATGCCGTTAGGAACGTCGGTGGTCAAATACCAGCCGTTCGTGTCGGTCAAGAAGTGGTTGATCGTGTAACCGCCAGGGATCGAACCGTTGTTCTTCAAGGCGTTGACATCATTGTCAGTGGTGCCGACACGGAGTTCGGTTTCCAGCAGACGGGTGGCAACGAATTGCAGAGAAGGCGGAACAATCAGCTTCTTTGGCTTGGCAGCGATCAACAGACCACGCTCGTCCGTCCACAGGGAGATTTGAATAACTGCGTTTTCCAACGAAGTCTCATTCAAGTCAGCCGAAGTAGCGGGAACGTTACTGTTGGTAGCGCCAGACACCAGCGGGTGAGCGCTGTTGAACAACGATACGCCATCGCCGCCTGGATAGGCAGACGAGAAGCCGTTATTCAATACAGCAGCAGCTTTAACCTGCTTGGTGTATGCCATAGCACGAGCCAGACCTTTGGTGTAACGAGCGGACAAGCTGTCATACAGATTGTCTTCGATTGCCTCTTCCGTCAGGGAGAAGCCCAAAGCAATGGTTTCGTGGTTGTAGCGAGCGGTCCAAGCTTCTTGAGCATTGTCATAAGCGATGGCAGAGCCCTCGTTCTTGACTGGTGCAGCAGAAAAGCCAGACAGTTTTGTTTCCTCTTCAAAAGAACGCTCAGAAGTCTCGGTTTCGTAGATTTCCGTGTGTTCTTGTTCGTAGGTTTTGTACTGTAGACCGAACAAGGCGTTAAGCCCAGGAAGCAACTCTTTAAGTAGTTGTGCGCGTGAAATAGCCATTTTGAGTTACTCCTTAGGCAATGCTGGTGCCAGCGTAATACTGATGCTGACCAAAGTTAATCTTAACCAGGATCTCAGGGTACTGCATCAACACAATGGTTGTGTTCAATGTAGCAACAGGAGCTTGATTCAAGATAAACGATGTAGCACCGGCAGCAGCAGCGGTGTCAACAAACGAACCGGAAGAAACGTATTGACCGTTTGAATCCAGCGAACCAACGTCAGTACCAACAGGCAATGCAAACGGCAGAGCCGAGCAAGTAACTGTAGCGGTGGAGATGCTGGTATAGGTCACAGTTCCCAAACTAACAGCCGTGTCAGGCACCAAGCCAAGCACGCGGACGGGCAAGGACGAAGTGGTGGCGGGCGTATCGCTTGGAGCCAAGATAGCATTCTTGGAGTTGCCGGTTGCGGTGCTGCCTGTGTTGTTGACCATAGCCAGGTTTTGGCCAATCATAGCGCGAGCGCCAGAAGCAACAGCGGTAGTAGCAGAGCAAACAACTCCCTTGAACACTTGGTCAGGATCGTCAGCAACAATAGCTACTGCATCGCCAGCCGCAGTTGATGCGGGCCAGTATTGCTGAAATTGCTTTTGTTTTGTGACGGGGTTGGTAAACGAACATCCTAAAAAGATGCCAGTTTGGTTACCTGCTGTGCCAGTAGACACAGACAGACGGACGATTTCACCACGAGACAAACCTACGTAATCACCGTAGAAAATGTTTGTGCTGTAACCGTTAGTGATCGGATACTCGCGAGTAGAACCCGCAAATACCTGACCGCCGATCAGGTTGATCGGCTTTAGCCCGTAAGGGGCGCTAATAACCGGATAAGCCATAAAGGACTCCTAAAAATTAAATACCTTTTCCAAAGCTACTCGAAGACTTACTCTCCCTAAAGAGAGGCATCCGCGCATCGCTTTGACGCATAAGAGTATTGTCTACAGCCTCCATTTGAGCAACATTTTGTCGTGCAAAGTAAGTATTACGTTGGTCAACAAGTTCCTCAGGAGTCTTGCAAAGCAATAACCCGCCAATCTCAATGTTGTCTTTGTATCGACTTGATGGATCAGCTAACAGTTTAAATCTGGGTTGTTCTTCAACTGGCACAGGTTCCCAATGCTCACGGAGTTTGGCCGAAAGATTGCGAGGATCTGCTTGATTCAAAGTTGAAACACGCACCCACCGATATTTGTAGCCAGGTTGCTTGTCTGGTTCAGGAAGTAGTTCAGCCGGTGCCCACTGCTTTGGGCGCTCAGTTAATAGTCGTTCCTCAAGCTCACGCGGTTTTCTGTTTTCAGCCATATTAGGCCTCCAATTTGATTTTTTCCGCAGCAAATTGCTCCGGTGTTAAGTTAAACTTCTTTGCCAAGTTAAGTTCACCAGTGGTTAACCTAACTCGTTTTGCGGACGTTGTCCGTGTAGCTGGTGCAACCACCGAGCTTTTTCGGCTAGGCCGAGATTCTTGTTCCTCTGCGTCCTCAAATTTCTCTGGGAAACGCTTGCGGATTGTATTATCTAAACGGGAGTAATACTCCTGCGACGAAATTCTAACCCCTTCGCGCTGCATCTTCTCGTGAAGACCCAAAGCCAAGCTGGTCATCTCTTCATCTTCCCCAAACCAAGGATTTGCCTGTTGCCAGGCCACAGCAGACGGATCTGCCGGGGGCCGTTGGACACGGGGTTGAGGCGTTTGTACCACATTTTGCTCAACTTCTTCAGCCGGCGGGCGGAAATTTCTTACTTTATCAATTTTTAGTGTTGCTTCAGTAAGACGTTCCTGCGCCTCCATTACCTTATCAGTATCGCCAGAATCATAGGCTTCCCGATAGGCTTTTTTGGCCTGCTCCAATTCCATTTCCACGGTTTTGGTAACAGAATAAAGAACATTTTTTTCACTATTAGACAGGTTGGACTTGAGCCTTTTGTTCTCATCCATTAATCTTTTAGCAAACTCAACGGTTTCATTTTGCTCACGCAAAGCAGTTTCTTTTTCCCTGCGCTCGTCATGCGCAAGCTTTTTCATTTGAAGAAGTTTCTTCTTAACCTTAGTGGAGTAATCCTCCAGCTCATCGTTATAAAGTTCTTCCTTAATCTTTTCAGGCAAAGGTGCTTTATTACGATCTTCTGGAGGAGTCTTATCCTCTACCTCAACGATTATTTCATCGTCAAGATCATCATCCTTTAATTCATTATTTAATTCATCCTGCTCATCAGGAAATTTAAAATCAGACATATTGGCTCCTTATTTGCGGTTACCGAAAAATTTTTCAGTATGGTTGTTGGACTTTTGTTGATTCCATAAAGCCGGAACAACTTGTAGGTTGTATGCTTCTGACGTTCCGTTTTTTGAAACGGGAATAATGTGATCAACATGCCACATAAAATTACTATACTTTGCTCGCAAAGAAGCTAAAGAAACAGATTCTTGTAAAACAAAGTGATCAAACTCAGATAAACATTTTTGCAATCCGCGCCGCGCAATTTGGTATTTGAGCTTTGCTTGTTTGCGTGCTTCTGATGTTGGTTGTAATGCTCGCTTTAGCTCTGCGTTAGCTCGTCCTCCAGAAAGAACATATGCTTGATCTTCTTTCTGTTTTTGAGCTTTGCCTTTTTTAGACTGGTAATATCTAACTTTGGCTTGCTTTGCTTTATCCGGGTTGTTTTGTTGCCATAACATCCTAGACTTGCATTCGCATTTTTTGCAAGTATGCATATGTCCATCACAGCTGTCTTTCCTTAAACGAAAGTCAGTCAATAATTTTTCAATCATGCAATGTTTGCAAATTTTCATTTTCTGCGTATCCCTCTGGGATCTTCAACTACACCCTCAACGGAGTCATCGTTAATTACACGAAACTCTTTGCCGTGGATGATTAGCCGGGTTCCTGCGTGTGGCCTAACCAAGATAAAGTCGCCTGCTTTGCAGTATGGGCCAGTAGGGAACCTGGTTGCATCTTTATAGCAATCTGGTCCTAGGTCCACAACGAACAATACCGTTGTTAATAGCTCTTCGTTACGAATGGCTTCATCGGATTTAAGCAATCCAAGTTCACTTTCGTATTCTTTTTCCACTTCTGGAATTGCGCACAAAATGCGGTAGCCAGACGGCTTGGGTAGCTGCTTGGCTTTTTGTTCCGCGCCCTTGTTCATTATCTGAGACAAGTCCACGGCTTTAACTAAATCTACATCACTCATCGTCATCATGGGTTTTCAATCTTTCCTGTAGGTCTGAGATAAATAAACGTGCGGTAAGCAGACCTTTAACCTCGCCGCACATCTTCTTGTACTCCGCATAATCCCCAGCGTTGCCATCCGCTAGAGCTATTTGGAGTTGGGATACTTTGTCATCTATCTTCTTTGATAGATGTTCTAGGTAGTTATCAATCATTGTTTACGTCCAACAAGGTTGCTTAATATTCGCTGGCGCTCAATTTCATTATGGGCATCCAGTTCCTTTTGTGATTTCACAAAGTCCGTTTGAATCCTGGTCATATCCGTTTCTTTTTGGCTTTGGATACGCTCACGTTCAATCTGTTGCTGGCTAGTTTTTAGCTGAGCATCAATCTGGTCTTTCTGTTGTTTGCGCTGTTGCTCTGCACCTTTGATTTGCAGCTCTTGTTGTTGCATTTGGATAAGTGGGTCTTGAGCCATCTGCTGGGCCTGGGCTTGCTGGGCTTGTGCAGTGTTAGCCTGCAGGACTTGTGCGCTTGCCTGGGCAACCAGCCGTGAAAGTTCAACCTCAATATCCTCTGGCAGATGCTCATTAGGCGCCGGCATTGGTACACCCATTTGCTTCTCAATCATTGTGCGATAGTAGAAGCCAAGGTGGTCTGCAATGTGTGATTGCAATGCCGCCATGATCATGTTGGCCTGTGGGTTTTGCCCAATGGTCTTCATAATCAATGGGTCTTGCATGAACATTTGGTGCGCTGCAATATGAGCCTGCTGGTCCTGAGTGATAAATGCCTTTAGCGGCTTACCATTCAAAGCGTTCATGTTCTCGCTGATTGGGTCCACAGGATTCTCATCATCAGGTAGAGGTACTAGCTTTTCTGGGTTCTTAATCCCCAAAACATCTAGCATCTGTCGGTGCAGTTGTGGCAGGTCATAGATCTGAGGAGCCATCTGAGCCAGTTGGATTACCGCCTGGTACTGCACAATCTTTTGCGCCATCGTTGCGGCGTTGGGATCGGAGACGGGGATAACAGCCACTAGGTCATAGTCAGACTTCTTGGCTTTAGGAGATCCTTCTTCCGGCTCGTAGCTGTACTCATCTGGCGTGTAGTCACGAATGATGTCGCGCAGCAGCCCCAGCTCTTGCTTGAACGAGTAATGAATACGCGCCTGGACGGCAGTCATTACTTTTAGTGTGCGCTCAAGGATGGCCAGGGTAGTACCAACGGGAGAGTTGGCCGACATGTCTGCAACTTGTATGTCAGCAGCAGAAGCAAACTTACGACCCTCATCCACGATCTTGTCAAGGAGCATGGCCAGTACTTGGCTTGGTTCCTTGTAAGGAAGAGCCATGATGTTCTCGGCAATAGTCCCGCTGGGTACGTCAACATCGCGCCACTCGGCTGGTCCGATGGGTGTATCGTCTCCTTTAACACGGAGGCCGCGTGTTTTAAAGCCTCCCGGAAGATTTGCAAGCGTGCCGGCGTCCACTAACTGGCGAAGAATGGAGGTTCCAGACTTGGCAAACGCGCCAACCAGGTGAATAAGGCCAAAACAGTAGAAGCCAAAGCCAGGAACATAGCCGTAATGGACAAAATGCTGGCGTTTAGTCTTTAACTTGTCGTCTTTTTCCCAATTGCGGCGGATGGCCAGACACTTATTGCTGCCTTTTTCAATTGTGACAATATAAGGCAGGGCAATTCCTGTTTCTTCGCCGTTTTTGTCCTTGTCTTCGTACCCTTCAAGGTCCAAATTTACGTTCATCTCAAGGATTTTGTAGCGATCATCCGTCTGGGCGCGAAATCCCATCTTCTCGGCAATCTTTTTCTCTACTTCATCCAAGATATTGTCTGGCTCACCCAGGTCTATATCGGCATAAAAGCCGGCAACCTGTAGTTTGCGCAGTTCATTCTCGGTTTTACGCATGATGTGCGTAACGCGGGGTGAAGTTTGCAGGTCTGATGCGCCGTAAGGGACAACAAGGTCTTCAGCCGTAACAAAAATAGAGGTCTGGCGGTCCAAGCTTGGGTCAAAGTAGACCTTCTTAAACGCATTGCCAGCCAATCCCAAACCCCACAACATGCGCTCATGCTCCGGGCGGAACTCGGTCATTACATCTGTTAACTCATAGTTCATATCAGCAGCCACGCGAGTAGCGGCTTGCTTCTTTTCTTGAGTTTCTTTGCCAATAATCTGCGTCTTCACCGGGCCGGCTGCCGGGAAAGTACTCATCATCACCTCGGCCTGGAATTTAACTACGGCCTCAGATAGAAGAGGATGGTATACACCGCAAGCACCAATCCAAGGATCAGCCCGCTCCTCAATCTTCATTCCCAGAAGTTCAAGGCCATCGACGTAAGTCTGCATCCAGTCTTTACGAGAGTTAATGTCATCGTCAAAATCACTAAGTAGGTCACTGACAAGCTCAGTAACAACAGAGTCAGGAAGATGCTCAACAAGGTTAGCCTCAAAGTCATCTTCAACGCTCCCTATTTCAATCTCAATATCCCCGGCCTTAATACTTACTGACTCCGGGTCTTCAATCTCAATCTCAATATCTGGCTCAGCCAATGACTCAATGCCCATAGGAGCAGCGTATAGTGATTTTTCAATGGACATATCAATCCTTAGTAATAAGATACCTTGCGCCTAAACGCACGAATTTCGTCTTGCTCGTCGGTCTGCAAGCGAATAAAGCCGCCCTTCCTGAACCTGATTAATGCCTGGGTAGCGGAGTCAACCAAGTCATCATTATCTGCATTAGGGAAAGAGGCCATCTCTTCTATTAGCTCGTCGGCCCACCTTGTAGCAGGCGCCCAAACCTTCCCGCTTGCAAACAGATCAGATACAGAATTAATCCTCACCATCTTATCATTACCCCTGCTAGGCGTAAACTCTTGTACCGGTATCCCCATCGCCCGCAACTCAAAGATTAATGGCGCTCCCGAAGCCTTAGCCTCGACAATAAAAGCATCTGGCTCCCACTGTTTATAGTGGTTGAAGGCTTTTTCCTTTAGCTCTGGAAACTCCATCCGGCGTTTAAAAGAATCCAGCAAAATAATATTGGCATCATTGGGGTTCTCATTAATATAAAAAACACCCCAGGTAGTACATGCAGAGTAGTCTGAACGCTCTGTCTTTAAGAAGGCTGTATCCCAGCTTTGGATAACAAACTCACACTTAGGTGGATCATCAGCTTTCCATTCCTTCCACCACTCCCGCTTAACAATAGCGCCCTGCTCTGAGGTTGGGCTCTGTTGGTATTGGGCATTCCACTTTGCAACGGGTAGTTCTGAGCGTAGAGCCTCTAGCTCCTCCAGGCTCCAAAATTCAGGCCATAAGGGTTTGTCGCTGGGCAGTATCGCGGGGAAGTCGATTACCTCCCACTCGTCGTTCCCGTCCTTCTCTATAGAGGATTGGAGAATCCGGCCCGTCAAATCTCTCTTGGCCCAGCGGGTGTTGTGGCTGACAATTCCGTTGGCAATAAAATTCTCAGTTCCGTCAACCTCTACGTCAAAAACTTCCTCTTGGCCGTCCGGGGTAATGCTAACTATCGGATCTACCGTGAAGTCGGAGATACGATGCAGCTCTTTCAAGAATGCTTGGCTTCTTTCCGTAGCCAACTGTAAGGTTGCAGTCGTTGCAAAGCAGTCCCCTGACTTTTCCTGTGTCATGGTCGTGGTCAATGCAGAGCTTTCCGTTCCAATGCGCCCTTGTGTTTTTCTCAGAAGGCGGCTCACCGCAGACATCGCATTTGTTCCGGCGCTCTTGAACCATGCGCGCATAGTCTGAGGCCGTGATTCCATACCGGTGTTTGATTCGGCTTGCTCGGCGCTGATCGGCAGTTGTTGCAGGTGGGGTGTAGCTTTTTCGATAACAAGCCGCGCACAATCCTTTGCAGTGAACTGGCTTTCCACATTCGCACTGCTTTCCAATCCACTTTCCATGAAAGCCAATTGGTCGTTGCGGAGCCTCGGGATTTTTTCGGTGGTAGCTTGCCTTGGATTGGCAGGCTGTACACGCCCCTCGTTTGGTTTGAGATCTTGACGGCCTACTGCATCCTTCAGTGATACAAGTAAATCCTGCTCGCGCAGTTGGTTCAATCTTGTCCATTCCAATACTCCTTCATTCATAACAAGAAACGGATGCCTCTCGTTTGCACGAAGAATTTTACCAGATTGTGTTTGTACCTTGTATATGGAATCAACACCACTTGACCGCCAGTTGTTAATCTTGCTTGCGCCCAATCGCCCTTTATTAAAGGTAGCAACCATATCCCCGGCATGGATGTCTTTTAACTGTTTACTGAAGCCGTCAGCCATCAGGACTGAAGTGTCCCCGGTCATGCACATAACTACTATGATGGAGCCACCAGGCTGAAGACGCTGCCTGGGTCCAGATGTGTACCACTCGTAGACTTTGTCAAAGACCGAAGCATCACCCGCCGCCAAAGCAGCCTCTTGCTCAGAGTGAGGGTCATCAATAATAAGTAGGTCCGCACCCTTACCGGTCACCGTACCCCCCACCCCGATAGCAAAATATTCCCCATCCTTATTAGTAGACCACCTTCCAGCGGCTTTACTGTCTTGCCTAAGATTAACGTTGGGAAAGATCTTGGAGTACTGCTCGCTACCCACAAGGTTCCTGACCTTACGTCCAAACCCGACCGCAAGCTCAGCCGTATTAGATGTCTGGATGATCTTCTTGTTAGGGTACTTACCCAGGAACCAAGCCGGTAGTAGGTAACTGGCGAACTCAGATTTTGTATGTCTGGGCGGCATGTTCACGATCAGGCGCTTAATCTTCCCAGACGCAATGTCCTCAAACTTCCTGGCCATTACCTTATGGTGTCTTCCGTCAATAAACCCCGGCCACATCGTATGGACAAACTTTAGGAAATCCGCCTGCGCCTCTTCCCTGGCTAAAGAAGCCCGGTACTCATCCAACTCATCAAAGAAAGCCTCCTGCTCATTCACAGGCAAAAGCTCTATCGCCTTACTAATAGCGTCAATGTTCATATGTTGCGCATAGACAAATAACTAGGCCGAACACTACGGGCGCTCTTACTCACCCTCTTACAGATCCCAAGATCACAAAGCTTCTTAACTACCCTGTGAACATTCCCCCGCCCCTTATCCCCCGTCTGGTACATGATGTCATCTATAGACGGCCCATACCCAAAGTTCTTCCAGTACTCATCTATAACAAGAAAAACCGTCCGCTGCTTCTCCGTCATGAGGTACTCCTTATTCTTTACCGTATATGGCTCTTTAGGATATAACAACTTTACCACCTGTTAAAGTTGGCCAATATTTAACATTTGTATCTCCAACTTTAACATTGTTATAGTTCCCAAAAAATATATACCCCCCACCCTTTTTGTACCAAAACACAAGGGGGGCTATTTGTCAAAATCCATTACTTCGGTTTCTAGATCAGATCGTTTGAGTGGAATAGTATGTGAAGGCTCTCCCCTGCGCGGCTGGCCTGTGAGCGGGGGTGCCCCTGTGGTGGGTCCTGCTGGCTGGCCATCGTCGACCACTACCGGCGACAGTTCCTGCATGGCTTTGCCTGATTTGATCTCGGCCAATAGGTCTAGCGCATCATCGGCCACTATGTTGGCGTCGACTGTGATGGTCTGCAGCCTGGACAATAGGCGCGTGCGGATGTCGCTGGCTTTGTGGTCCACCCGTTCTACAGTCTTATGCTCGGTGAATGCTTGGACCTCAAAGAGAGAGCCTAAGAGCTTCAAGCATTGCACGCGACTAGCTGGGGGAAAGTCATTGTCTAGCGAGTGCTGGACCAGCTGCTGCACTAACAAAGCCTTTAACTGAGCCGGGGTTCGGTGTTTCTCCGCCTCTATTGCCATCTTATAGGCTTCGACCTCTTGTTGAATCCTTGCGTCTGCTGCCAGCTTGTACGGAGCGCATACGATAGTGCTCTGTGCAGCGTCTACCTTATAGCTCTCCCTGTATGCCTGTGCTTTGGTCTTTCCCATCGCCACCGCCTTTGCAAAATCCCTTTGCTTGGTTGTTAGCTTTGGTGTTTTACCCTGTCCGGCACCTAGTAGCGTATCTATCGGGATCGTATCCAGCCCTTCACGGATTTGCGCCCGCGTGAGCTTTTGTGTTGACTGTCTGGCCATATTGTGACTGCTCAGTATTTATTTAAACCATGCGGTATGAATGAAGAACGCGCCGACTGTATCACAACC